CCTATTCTTGACACCACAAATAACTTACTGTAAAATAAAACTGTCTGAGGGCTTTATCAACACGAGCAAGTTACTTGCAGTGCAAAATTGATAAAGTTCTTTTTATTCTGTAAGTCTTTTAAAAACTTTTATAAAAATTTCAAGTTCTTCATTTTCTTTCTTCATTGCAATAATTCTTGCAATACCTAACATTGCAACAGCAGCATCGTCTTCTATTAAAGATTCATTGCTTTTTATAGTAGTTTTTGCTTTTTCAATTAAATCATCTTTAAAAATCATATTTCCTCCACTAGTTGTTGTAATTTTTTTATATACTCTGTAAGCTCTTTTTTGTATTCTTGCTTATCAGTATCATTTAGTTTCATTGTTCTTTTTTTCATTCTTTCAACCTTTTTGAAATTAAAAAACTTTTGTCCAGCTGGAAGAAATTCCCTTTTATTCTCTTCAATGATAGGAATTAATAGTTTCCTAATTTCTTTAATTTTATATATGTCATTTTCTAAAATACTTAAAACTTCTTCATACTTAATTTCATTATTTGTTAAAATTTTTATAGCTTGATCTGAATAAGAAAATATTTTTTCTTTAAAATCTGGAAATTCCTTATAAAATTTCCATCTTTTTAAATAGACAGAAACAGCATCTTTAGTTAATCCTTTTGAACTATACCAAGCCATAAATGACCCTGTAGGCTTTAAAGTTTTTTCAATCAATGCCAGTGATGAACACATATCAAATAAATTATTTTTCATTTTTTTATATGTATTCATAAATATTTTTTCTTGCTCAGACACAGTAGCGATTTCAACATCATTTAATTCGTAACTAGCGAAGTCAAATTCCTTTATTTCTGATTTAGAAGATATAACAATATCAAAATCATTTTCTAAATTTTTATTCATTGTCTATCTCCTTCCAGATATTAATAAAAATACCTTTTATGTAATCTAATTTTTTTGATTTACTTTCCCATAGCAATGTTTCATTATCAATTAACTTAGAAATAAGACTAATCTGTGGAATAGGAAAACTTAAATGAATTCCTTGTGCTCCTAATTTTTTATTTAAGAGATCATAATATTCCTTTTCTAGCTTTGTTCTTCCAGTTCTATTTGGAACAACAGCCTTAACTTTGTTTAAATCAACTTTTTTTAACATACTCAAAACAGAATGTGTTGTAATATTATCAAGAAAAGTTGGAATAACTATATAGTCAGATACTTGAATAAATAAATTATCTAATCCCATTACTGGAGAACCATCAATAACAATATAGTCATATTCTTCTTTTAAAAGTTTTATAGCTTTTTTAAAAGCCTCATCAAAAGAATTTTTTATCTTATATCCTTGCAGATGCAAGAAGAAAAGATTTTCTCTTAATTTTTTAATTTTATAGCTTTTACCTTCAATGAAATCTTCAAGTCCAAATTTGCTTGTATCATCAACTTTAATACCTGCAAATTTTAAAATGTCATTTTGGGAATCGCTGGTAAGAATCAATGTCTTTTTATTTTTTATTAATGCTTTGTGTGCTGCTAATTGTAGAGTTATATAAGTTTTTCCAACTCCACCTTTATTATTTTTAACTAAAATAACTCCCATAAAATCCTCCTATTTTTTTATTTTTTTTCTAGCTTATTTTTAAAATAAGTTTTAGAATTTTTTAAATTCACAAATGTGTATCCAGATTCTTTAAGAGTTCTTAAAGATTTACTAAGTCCTCTTTTTTTGTTACATAAGTGCCAAGCTCCAAATTTTTTTATAACAATTCCTGATAAAACTTCATCATCTTTAGTTGCAAGAATAAAGTCTTGCCTATAAATCATTGAAGTTCCAGCAGTATATCCAGTTGCTTCAAGCCATTCAACTTCTTTAAAATCAAATTCCTTCTTCTGACCATTTGAAATAGCTATCATTTTTTTATTTCTGTAATCAATGAAGCTAACACTATATGTTTTTTTATCTGTACAGCTATAAATTTTTCCTCTTAGCATTATTGCTCCTTTCAGTTATAAAATTCAGGGTCTTTCAGACTTCTAAATGCTCCAATTTTTATAGCACATAAATGCCATAATAACTTTCCATAACTGGAGCAATATTTATATTTTTCAAAGTCAAGTTTTTCTTCATCAGGAAGTATTTTATTGACTTCTTCAAATTGTTTTTGGACTTCACACCATTTTGCAAATGGCATGTTAATTTTTGTTGTTCCCATAAATCTCCTTTTTAAATCAATTCTTTTAACTTGAGTTCTTCATAGATAAAAGAACTAATTAGTTTATAATACATAGTTTTACTTTTCTGCTTTACCTGAGAAAAATGGCTTATATTATGTTTTTTTAGAATTGTATTTTCAATTTCCTCCTGTTCATTTAAGGAAAGTTCAAAGAAAACATTAAGAATACTATCATTTTTTTCACACTCCTTTCTCTCTTCTTCTTTAATTTTTTGATGTTCAGTCTCTTTCTTTTCAAGTTCTTGAAAGTTTACCTCACAAGTTCCTTTAAAAAGATGATTAGAGAAAACAGCAGCTACACTTTTAACATCAGATTTATTTTTTAAAATATCTAGTTGTTCCTGGAATGTTTTTAAAACAAAATCTAGTGAGTTATTTTTTAATAACTCTAAAACTTTAACTTCATGTTTCTTAGAAAAATCAATTCCATTTTCTTTAAACCATTGTTTTATCTTTTTTAAATCATCATTCTTCTCATCTCTCTTTATATTTTTTATATTATTTAAAATATTATGATCATGATTATATGATTCTATCTCTATGTCTTTCTCTATCTCTTGTCGGACAATGTCCACTTTGTTTAAGACAATGTCCTTTTCATTTTGGACATTGTCCTCATTATGTCCTTTATTTGTCTTAGAAGTTTCTAATAATAGATTTTTTTCTTTTACTTCTAATGATTTTCTATAATTTCTTTTTTTAGTTGCCCATTCGCTTTCAGATCCAGTCATACTTTCAACAGCAATCATATACAATGCACCATCATCAAGTTTTTCCATTAATCCTAATTTTATAAAAATATCAATGGCAACTCTTACAGTATCAACTGCAACCCCAGTAATATTTGCTAACATATCAGGAGTATATGGAATAATATCTTTAAAGATTAGTCTTCCATCAGTTTTTAATGATTTACAAAGTAATTTTAGGTAAAAGTTTGAATAGACAACACCATTAGGCATTGATTCAATTATTTTTATTTCATCTGACTCAAAGAAATCTTCTTGTAATTTAAGCCAGTAATATCTTTTTGCCATAAAAAGCTCCTTAATTTACTTTTAATTTTTCAAGTTTTTCAATAATTTCATCTAATTTTTTTCTAGCTTCATTTTCTGATGAACTACCAAAATAAATATCTTTAAAAAAATCTGCTCCTAGTCCTTCTTTCCAACCTTTGCTATGTATACTCACTTCAAAAATTTCACAATGTCCTGAAAAACGAATAAATACTGTATTTTTTTCTCGGCTGTTAACTTCAAGCCCTAGTTCCATTATTTTTAATATTTTTTCTTTAACTGTTCTATTTAACATTTTGAACCCCCCTAGTTTTTTAAAATATCTTTTAAAGTATGAATTTCAACTCTTTTAGTGCTGATATATTTCCATAATTCTTCATCATCAATACCATTATTAAGTTTTTCCTGATATTCTTTTAGTGCTTCTTTTCTTAATTTATCTAATGCTGCTATTCTAGATTCTATATATTGTTTAGTTTTCATTATTACTCCTTATTTTGCCATTCCTTTATATAGTTTTTCCAATGAAGCAATGGCTTCATCTACTTTTGAATGTTCTGATTTTTCAATGATATTTTTAATTTTGCTATACCAATTTTTAGCCTTCTCTTTATTGCTATAATGACTAAAATCTACTCCTAGAAAATCAAGTTGAGGTTTTCCTCCTAGCTCAACTAAGAAAAATATGTATTTAGAAGTTTCATCTTTGAAATATAAATTATTTTCCATTTTCAACCCCCATTTCTTTCTTAATTTCATTAATAAATCTAGCATCAATATTTAATGCACAAGGTTCAATGTTAAAATTTTCTGGAAACTCTGAATAATTTGTTTCAATTTCATTTTTTGCAGCTTCCAAAGTAGTGAAAGCTGAAAGAATTACTTTATCTTCATTTGTGATAATGTAGATTGTTCTAATCATTTTTATCACCAGCAATCTTACAAGCATATCCCATTTTTTGTAGCTCTTCCTTGATTTCTAAAAGTTTCACATCTCCAAATCTTTCAATTAAGTCATTCAATTCTTTTAAATTCATAAATTTTTCCTCCTCTTTGAGAGAAAAAAACTTGTAAAATATAAGAAAATATGTTATAATTAGGCATAAGTTAAATAGGTGTTTGTAGAAGTTATTTACTTTTCCATTCACTATTCAATTAAAAGGGTTTCTTGGCGGGTGCCCTTTT